AGAGCGCTGTACCTCGTAGCGTATTGAGCAGCTAATACACTCATACTCATACATCGGCATAGTCAACCAATAGGCATACGCTCATCTTGCTACATTTAATACATTGTAAAACTTTGACGTTAGGCGGCAGGTTATCGCTAACTATGCGCTCTAATTGGTCTGTTATCTTTTTACAGCTGCGGCACTCAAAGCGGATAATGTCCATAGATAAACTCGTTTCTCTCGGCCTTTTCTACTTGCCATTTAAGTAGTGAGTCAATAGTTATAAGATAGCCAAAAGAGACGTTAGGCTCAATATTGCAGCTTATATTCCTACCGTACTCTTTTACGGTGTTGATAAGGTCAGATTTAGAGACTATTACCGTTAAATCCTCTAGGACAAAAGCCCAATGCGTAGCCTGAGATACTGATAGGCCTGAAGGCTTAAATCCACGCTCGATAACGTAATAGCAAGATGTTTCTATGTATATATTGCCTGTCTCTTTCCACCGTCTATCGCGTTTAACCTCTACCGTCTCCATAGTGAGGAGCTGGCGCACGGATTCTTCCCCGTCTTGGCCGTAGCGTAGGTCTATATCCCAATCGGATTTAGAGGTAGTCATTACCTACAATCCTTGCAAAACCATATAATGTTTTCATATGAGTTTTTTTGATAGCCAAACTTATCTAGCTGTGTCACCCTGGCGCATTTGTCGCACGTCTCGACCTTGTACTCAGCGACCATCTCACCATCTATAAAGAGCTTACCCGTCATAGCTTTAAGGTTGATTAACTCCATTTGGCTACTCATACCTGAGGCGCCCAACCTGTAGAGGTTTGCATATACCAAACTGGCTCGCATTGAGTAGCCTTGGTCTTTTCTGTGCAGCTGTAATTACCCCATTTTTTATTTGTCTTGGTGGAGAATCCTTCACGCCAAACACGGGCGCCGTGGATGCACTCCGGCTTACTCTGTAGGTAGATGCCGCCTAGCTCGTTTTTAACTGCCTCGATGGTCTGTGCCACAGGTGTAGTAGCCCATAAATCATCGCTCACGGGTGCTACGTCTTTAGTGCTGAGCGCCTCTACCTTTTCCATATCCTGTTTTGTACTGCGAGCAATACCGCCAGGTGTAAGCAAACCGATAACGCGCCCGTATGCGCTTGTTACTGCGTTTTCTACCCAAAAATGCAGATTTACGCCTCGGTCACTACGTGCCTCATAGGCAAAATCAACAGCGCTAGGCTTTTCATCTTCATAGTTTTTATAGGCTTCAGCCTTTACTAAAATATAACCTTTTGTTATATCTATGTCCTCGATATGTGCCACTAAACGTAGCGTGGGATATTCTGCACGCGCTCTGATAATTCTCGCGTTGACATCCTCGTATCCTTCAAGAAAGTTACTCACTTAGCGGCCTCGCTCTCGCGTAGTGCCTTAGCGATGTTACGGCCACGTAGGTAACCTTCACCCAGGCCTACTTTATAGCCCATTTCATAAGCTGCATAGATAAATAAGCCCATAAACAGGCAAACCATACCAACTACTATTAAATCTAAACTGTTCATCTTTCGCCCTTTGTTAAGGCCGATGAGCTACCTATCCGGGTAGCCCTCCCGGCGTGTGTAGTTAAAGTATGAACCTACCCACCGACAAAAGGCAACGCGACACGCCCTACTTAGATAATCTGTCCTCTAGCAACATTTCATAGATTTTATCCACGCGTAACTCAATACGCTCAACGCGCCCTACTAGGTTATGCCCGCCGTTGCCGTCAGGCTTAAGCTCGGATAGGTAGTACTTAACAAGATGGCGCACAAGCCCAGCCATAAGCCCTGAAAGCGTAGCAATCCCCAATGCTACCGCTATGTATGCCTGGGCCTGCGACACTTACTTAGCGCCTATTCCAAGTTGCTTTTCATTAGGTGCTATAGCTTTAAGTACTGGCCCAATGAGCCCAGCTAGAAAAGCATTAGCTAGTACTTTAGGGTCTGAAATCCCGCTGAGGTACAGCGCACCCACGCACGATAGAGCTGCACGTAGGTAGGACAAGGCCGCGGCCTTTAGTTGCTCTTGCATTGTATTGCTCCTAAATGCCCTTTAGTTGATTTGTTTTAGTACAAAAACCGTATTGGTACCTGAAGCCACAATCCCATAAAGGCCTTCATTATCGCCTACGGGTAACTCCATTTTATCATCGGTGTCTAGCTTGTAACCGTTTGCTGTGGTCACGTTGCTACCGCCGATATACAAAGCACCACCTGAGTTATGTACCCACACGGTTTGGTCAAAGGTTGAGGCTGCTACCAATAATGTAGCTGTAGTACCTACGCTTACTTGTGAACTAGTTGGCATTTTCTATTCCTAACTTAGTAATTAAAGCCCTGACCTTTTCAGGGCTTAGTGCTATCTCAAAGTGCATTTCGTCTTTTCTAATCCAATCCCCGCCCCAAGTTAGCCCGTACTTTTTAGCTAAAGCTCTAATCATCGGTACTTTGCTGGCCTCAAACGTGCCTACCTTGCCTAAAGGATGCTTTGTAGCGTTTAGGTCTATAGCTGTGCCGCTAGCGTGGTTACTTAGTTTGCCTACCACACCTCTTACGTCTCTGTAGGCATAGCCCCAATCGTCAAACGTGCCGCCCTCTATAGGCTCTATTAGCTCGTTAAACTCTTTAGCAAAGTTAATTAGCAACGGCGCTACCTTTTCAGCGCAACGCAGTTTGAGGCTTGTGCCCTCTACCTTAAAAGGCTTCACCCCTATCTCAGCCTGCTCTTTAGATGCAGGCCACCCGTTGTAGCTAATCAGCATTTATTAGCCATTATGTGCAGTTACAACCGTTTCGGCTTTTGCCTTGTCTTTCTCGTCAATGTCAATCCAAAGCACGTTATCGGCATCTAACTCAACCCATTCAGGCTTGCCGTTTTTTTCTGCTATTGAAACTCCAGCAGCGATTAACTCATCGACCAATGTTGCGCCATTTAGGTTTAATGGTTTTGTGAATGAGATTTTCATTATGCTCCTAAATAAATAATAGAAAATGTGTTTCCGTCATTAGCTCCGCCGTTAGCATTAAGGTTTCCACCACTTTCTTGACCGATTTGTATTTCAATGTAATCGGCTACGGATAAACTTAATACCGCCGTATTGGCGTGAATTGTCGAACTACCTGCACCTGTAAGTGCCATCGACCATGTTCCATAGGCAACGTCAGTTCCGCCATTAAGAGTAATTTTTGTATTTCTGCTACCTGTTGCATTAGGGTCCCAAACCGCTTGCCATTGGACAAGATACTTTCCACCTTTACCGCTTGGAATTGTCATTCTGCTTGTATTTGATGATGTGTCGTGGAAACCATCTGTGTCAAAACTTTCAGAGTTAAAAGTGAGTGTTGTCCAAGTTGCATTAGGAATCGATTGACTAGCAGACTTGTATACTTTTGCACCAACAAATGCAGCCGCGCCTGAGGAAGGCGTTGCCCACTTCACTTTATAAGGAGATACAGTTGTATCAGCCGTCAAAACCTGCGCGGTTGTACCGATAGGCAGGTTATCGTAGGTGCCGCTACCTGTACCTACCACAATGTCACCTGCTGCTGTGATAGTTGTAGCCATATCATTGGTGATAGTTACCGTGCCGCTAGTGCCGCCACCCGTAATACCTACGCCAGCTGTAACGCCTTCAATATCACCTGTAGCACCTGAGGCAGCCCAGGCTGAGCCTGTGTAATACCACAGCGAGTTAGTGTCTTTTGTGTATGCAAACTGCCCCTCTTGTGGTGAGGTAATAGCTGCATCTCTTGCCGCCGTTGAGGCAAACACGTTAATGCCTTGCATTAGGTAGCCGTTAGTGTCAGCTGCCGTAAGTACCTCGCCAGTAGTAAAGGTCTTAAAACCTAATCCAGCTGCCATAGTCCTATCTCCTTAGTAACTTAATACGCCGCTGTCGAGCAAGCCGTATATGGATGAGTCTAATATAAAGCCGTCAATAATTGGCTCTAAAGTGGTAAGTGTTGTTTTCCAGCTGTTAGGCGTAATGCTTTGAGCTACGCCAAACACCTGCAAAGTCTTAGTAAGGGTTGAGCCCCCAGGTTGGTTAGTTGTAATAGTTACAGGGTCAAAGTAGTCCAGGTCTAGCGCTGCAATAATGCCTAAGTTGTAGTTATCGGTATAAAGGTCTAGCTGTATAGCATCGCAGCGAATACTAGTCTCAGCCCTAGATGCAACGTATGCCTGTGCATAATCCAAGGCCACGGCATCTGTCTCCATTAGCAGGTTTTGCTGGTTGTAACTATGCACAAAATACTTATCTATGCTCGCTGGGTTTGTAGCTACCTGGGCCGTGCCCCCTGTGCGGGTAACGCTTGCTGAGTTGTAAACCAGGGTATCGTCAAGGCGCCACACCGCATTAAAGTAACTAATATCTGTGCCATTATCGTTAAATACTGTAGGTGTAGCTCCTGTACTGCCAGCCGTTACATTACGGTCTTGAAAGACAAACGACCCTGAGGCATCTACATATAACGCCCCGTACTCGCTGATTTCGACCACTTGCATAGCTGCAAGGCTTGTGCGGGCTGTGCCTGGGTCTGCCTGCATTGTGGTTAAACCTGCATCAACGTCACGCATAGAGGCAGGCCAGTCAATAGCATCTAACAAGGCGTTAATCCTTGCACCGCTAAGCTGACCCGCTGAGGTGCCCGCTACGGTACTAATCTGTGCATTTTGAGCTAGTCTAAAAGCATCTACTGCTTGGATAGTTGTATAAACCACGTCATTGGCGTTTTTAGGCGTAGTAGTTGTATAGCTAGTAATAAAGCCTGAAAAGATAGGGTAAGTAATTGCCCCGTATGTAGCCGTAATCTGCACCTTACGCATAGGCGTTAATAAGTTGTAATACGGCCCGCTTGGGTTTTGTGGGTTAAAATCGCCGTTTTGGTCAACGATACGCAGCGATAAGGTGCCAGTTTGGAATTGGTCAGCCTGAGCGTTACGGCCTCTAATAGTTTGGATGCTGTCCACTACGTTTGATACGTCCACGATAACGCTGGCGCTATCTGCTAATACGTTTGTGTCTAATATGCCAGTATCTAAAATCATAGCCTGAGCAAAGCTAGGGCCAGTACTAAAGTTAATAACAGCGTTTACTGTAGGCACGGTCATACTGCTATAGCCCCTGCGTAGGTAGTTAGGTAACCGCGCCGTGCTATTTCATTCATAGCATTTTGGACGGCATCTACAATTATATTTTCATCACCTACGGCACCTGCATTTACATTAACTATAACTGTGCCAGCATCGCTAGCGCCTCTATTGCCTCTGCTTTCTTTAAGATATTCATCAACGCTGTTAAAACCTGGCGGTAACGCTACATAATTGGTATCACCTATGCCGCCGCCTCTGCGCCCGCCGCGCTCGGTTTCTGCTTCTACTGCATCAAGAAAATCATCTAAAGGACTAGGGCCAAAAGTTGAACCGCGGCCTGCATCTGCACCGCGGCCACCTACGCCTGGCCCTGGTAATCCTGGTGTAATAGGTGTTGGAATTACAACGCCTGGGATAGTCAACGTAGGGAACTTAAACTTAGCTAATAGGTCTAGCGCAGCTTGTAGGTTAGCCAGGTTAATTAAATCGGTAGATTTCATACCAGCTAAAACTCTGTTTATGTCTAGCAGCTTAGCATCTTGCTTTTGCAAAGCGCCTAATATCTTTAAGTCCTCGTTAAGTTTGGCCGTGGCCTTTAGTATTGCCGCCTCATCCTTTGAGGCTATGGCATCTTCTAAAGCAGCTATATCTTGCTTGACTTTTAAGCGCTGTACATCGTTAGCTATAGCTAATATCTGTGAGCCGGTAGTAGCTTTACCTAACGCCTCGGCTTGACCAATTAGGGCGGCGTTAATTTGGATTTTGTCCATATCAAAAACGTCTGCACCTTTGCCTAAGGCTAATTGACCTGCCGCTATTGCCTTGTCTAATTTTGCTTGCTCTTTTTTAGCTTTTGTTGTTGCTAGTGCCGCTGCCGCTTGCTCTTTTGCTAATTTTGCTAATTCTTTATTACGCTTTATTGCATCGTTTTCGGCCTTTTTTCTAGCCGCTAAATCTGACTTTTGAGTATCCTGGCTTAACACGCTTAGAGCCATATTGCCGGCGCCAGTAGCTGCTACTGTTTTACCCCCTGCTTTTCCTCCACTTACGTAATAGGCAGGACTAAAAGCCTTTTGTGCAGCTGTGCCTGTTAAGGCTGATACTGCATTACCTACCTCAGTTACAACGGATGCAAAAGCTGAAGCAAGAGTATCTATTTTGCTGATAAGTCCATCTACGCCCTGGCTACCTGTAATTTTAATCATTGCATCTAAAAGAGCTGTGCCAATAGTCTCGCTAGCATTAGATGTAGCTACACTAAGTTTTGCCATTGAACCTGCATAACTATCTAAAGCTGTGCCGCCTGCACCTGCAAAGTTTTGTCTAAGCTTGGTTTGTATTTGAGCAAAATCCATAGATTTTAACTCGGCTTTAGTGAGGCCTAAGTTAAGTTGTTTTAATCCTTCTGTATTACCTACATAAGCCTTACTCAAAATATCTACAGTACTTGCGTAATCCAGGCCACTACCGCTAGAGACATCAAAAGCGAGCTGCATTAACTCCTGGGTTTTAGTAGCTGACCCGGTAACTGTCGCTAATTGACCATAAGCCGGCCTAAGTTGGTCATCCAAAATGGCCGTTTGTTTTTCCATTGAAGATATAAAACTTTCAGCATCGACTGAGGCATAAGCTAAACCAACGTTTTTTAAGTTACTAGCTAATATCTTTTGGGCTTTTTGGTCATCAGCTGCAGCTTTCATCGCAGCTTTTCCATAAGAAGCTATCGCTTTAACCCCATAAGCAACGCCTACTGCTCCAGCTAATTTCTTAGCTGAGCCTGTTAATTTAGTAAGAGCGGTATCAGCTTGCTTAAAAGCTTTTTTGCCTACAAACTCGGCACCAAGATTTATAACTACATTAGGTTCGACTGCCATTATCGGCCCTTCATTATCTCTTTATAAAATCTTAGTTTGGCATTATCTATAGCTTGTAGTACTGCCCCATTAGTCCTGCCGCCGTCCTCTTTCCAAGCTCTAAATATTGCACGGCCTCTCATTTTGCGCGTACGTCTGCCGGCGCCTGTTTGATTGCTTGCATCAACAATTTCGCCGTATTGGTTTATAGCTTCAATAAACATATTACCGGCGCCTGGATTGCTGCTCTGTGATAAGCGCTTATCGCTTCCACGTTGAGTACCGCCATAACGGTAATTTTTAACTATAGGGTTTTGTTCACGCCCGTTTGGATGCACTCGGCCTGCAGTTTCATAAATTGTGCCTGCAGCCGATACGTTTACAATACGAGCTAACGCCCTAAACCCTTGCCGATTAGGTTTGGAGGGTGAAGTTTTATATCCAATACCGGCTTTAGCTGCACGACTATCCCATTCAGGAAAACGTGCATTTTCTGAAGTCTTACCCCAACCCGATAGAGGAGCATCACTAGGTATAAAACCTCTAGCATCCTTTACAATAGGCTTTAATAGGTTTGCTAATTCTTTCCGCATTTCTTTTGCTAAATCAGGTGTAAATGCCTTTAGAGCTTTGCTTAATTGCTTAGCGCCTATTACCTCTGTTGGCATTTTGTTGCTCCTTAGCTTTATCGGTTAAAACCTTTAGCATATTCTTGAACATATGTGCATCAAGGTCTAGTAAATACTGGGGCGGGATTCCTGTTTCAACGGCTAGTTGTGCGACCAAATAACCAAAGGAACCCCGACCCACTATTGCGAAGGGTCATCCTCCAACACCTCAACCTTAGCTAAGGTGTCCAAGAATAAAGCTCCAAAAACAGGCACTTCAACACCGTCTGACCTAAGACATTCCCAGGCCAGCCAGTAAACATCGCTCTGTTTTTCATCATCTCTAAAAGCTTTATGAAAGCCTTTTTTTGCGTACAACTCAAAGGCCCACTCGATTTTGGGCGTTATCTGATGTTCGGATAACGTACCGTCAGCCCTTGTTATTTTGAGTTTTGCCATTGTGTTAGCCCCTTTTCTTTATTGTTATGGTGCGGTTGTAATTACGATTGGTGAGTTACAAGTAAATGTAATTGACTGGGTGCCAATGCTTGAAACATCGCCTGAAATGTCGGTAGTGTTGTTTACCAAAACCGTAGTACTGTACAAAGGATTGGTACTTGAAACTACAGCACTTGTTTGCTTTAGCGTAAGAGGTACTGTTGTACCCCAGGCAGATTGCAAAGCTGTACGGACTGAGCCGGCACCTGATGCAGAATCATCATTGAGGAAATCTAGAGTAATAGTGCTGGCCTCTAGACCTTTAACAAACTTGTGAGCAGTATCGCCCATAGCTGTTACTTCAAGCTCATCAAAGCTACGGTTAATGGTAGCGCTAGTTGTATTCGTTGTTAACACAACGCTATTTAGCGTAACTTGTACGCCATTGGATAGAAATACGCTCACGGCCTACTCCTCTACTTTCTCTTTAGTTGGTTTATCTTGTTTTGGCTCTTCATTTTGTTTTGGTACTTCTTGCCCTGTTCGCTTGAAAAAGGCTAAGTCTTCTTCGCTCCACGCCATTTTATTCTCCTATGTCCAGCTCGTTAGTATGCTTATTTGTAAATCTGCCGTTAAATAGTCACCTGAAGCAACGCTCAAAACGCTTGGAGCGCTAACAGCGGTAACGTTAAAAACAATAGCGCTAGATGCCAATTTATTAAATACGGCCACTATTGTATCTTCAATACCTATAAGGTTTGAGGCATTATCAAACATAGGCACCGTCATAATAATCTTAAAATTAGCCATAGGCGAAATGCTGGCATATGAGTTATTGCTAGGGCTTATGTATGGGTCAGCCGGAGCTACAACTATGCTGCTACTTTGCATTGTCGCAGGCGGGTAATTAAATACCGTCCACACGCCGGCGTTAGCAAGGGCTGCAGCAATAGTGCTACGTAAAGTAGTTATTGCGGCTGCCATTAGCCAACCATCGCATTAGGGCTTAGGTAAGGTGCCAGCAAACCGCGTACGGATGCCATTAAAGTATTGCTCATCTTAAATGGGCTAGGGCTATATCCATCTACGCTAGTGCCGCCGTTTTGTGTGCTAAAACGAGATGTCCAAATATTCTCGGCCAGCATTAAAGCAGCGGCGTTAATTGCTGGGGTATTAGCGTATGTAGTTGTCTTTGTATCATCACCTAAAATAGTGCCGTAAGGCAATACACGCCTAAAGTTTTGATTGTTTGCAGTCTTTGCATATTGGATAAAACTGTAACCCTGTGGGAATTGCCAGTAATTAAGCTGCATATTAAATGCAGGTAAAAGATTAGCCGTACCTGTGCTAAAAGGAATCGTGCCTGTGATTGTATAAGTACCGTTAAAAGTTGAACCTGCCCCGGCAACCGTAACGGACTCGCCAACAGTAAAGATGCCTGGGTTAGCCACCATCACCGTAGCAACATTATTTACTAACGCAGTACCTACTACTGGCGCATTATCAAACCACAAAAAGCCGTTAATTAAATCTTGTGCGGCTTGGCACGTATCCTCTATCCAGGTATAAGAATCATAAAGAGTACCGACACCTAAAGATGCCTTTAATGTCGCAGCGGTTACATAAGTGGCTGGCATTTTTATACTCCTTACTTACTTAGGTTTGGTAGGTCTCAAAGGGCTAAGAGACCTACCAAACTATTAGTGGGTTTTTATTATGTTAGGTTAAAGCGGCGGATACCACCGGCGATATTAACCATAGTGGCCATATAACCGTAGATAGCGATTTGTACCTGAAGATTAGATACAACGTTAACTGACATATAAGCAGTTGGTGACTCAAAAACTGTGAACGCTTCAGGCGCAATAATAAACGCTGACTCGTCAATAGTTGTTGACACAACGTTACGGTCAACAAATAGGTCTAAGCCCATAACGTTGCCCTTAGCGCTAGTAGTTGCAGCGTTGCCGCCGTTATTCATTGGGTTAGCCGCTGAATAAATTGGGCGCCCAGTTGAATCTGTAGCCCCAAGTAGCAAGCTCCATTGTGAGCTTCCTGCTAGGTAATTCTTAGCAAAATAGCTTGAGTTTGTGTAAGCAAGTGGTGCCTCTGTTGAGATGTATGAAATGATGCCAGCTGATGTAGCTGCTACAGCTGTAGCTTGTGTACCGCCAGCTGTAAGAGCTGCAATTACTGCAGCATCGGTTACCTTGAGATAGTTATTTGTTAACTCGTTAGTAATGGCATCATAAAAGCCAGGGTCAGACCTCTCAAGTAGCTCAATCGAGAGCGTTTGCATTCCACTGTACTTGGAAATACTTGAAGTCAAATATTCTGAGACAGCATCGGTATTAGATACTGCTCCACCTTCAGCTTCAACTGTTACCGTTGGGTAAGTTGTAAACTTAGGACGGTTGATAGTCATACCGCTAGCTGGCACGGTTTGGCGGTCAACGCACTCAAAAGCTGGACGGCCAAAATTACCCTGTGTGGATACGATTGACTGTAAATATTGAGTAGGTGTAAAGCCTAAACCTGCAGATGAGAAATCATCGGCTGCAGTAACAAAAAGGCGTGATTCTTCATCGCCTAGTGATGCTTTTACTTTACGTGCTGTGTACGCGCCCATAGACGTAATATCGTGGCGTACTCTTTGTGAGTTTAATGCACTTGGCATAATGATTTTACGAGCTGCCTCTACTGTAGGTGCAGCCTGCTCTAAGGCATCTGTTGCCTCAGGTGCGTTTTCTTCGGGGGCTGTAGTCACAGCGGCCTCGCTTTCTGTTTCGGTTTCGGTTTCGGTTGTTGTTGAGTTTATTACTGTGTTAGTTGTTGTAACTTTAGTTGATGCTGCTTCTACTGGCGTTACTGGCAT